CCTTATATACCTTATATACCTTATATACCTTATATACCTTATATACCTTATATACCTTATATACCTTATATACCTTATATGTATGTATTTTTATACTTTTTTTATTGTTGTATACTTACATGTTCCATATTCCATTTACACCCCATTCCATTTACAACTTATATACCTCTTTGATTAATACGCGACAATAAGGACACGTTTTTTGTTTGGAATACCATCGATCAATACAATTATAACAGTACAGATGAGAGCATGATGTTATAATACTTGGCGTATTCTCTCTACAAATTAAACACAGTTCATCACGGTATTCGATATCTATATCATGAGTCATGGTTCTTACACTACCATCTTTCACAGGTAAACTATTCAATATGTAATAGTCAGTTATCACACTTTCGGATTTATTAAAAGTAACCACATATTCTCGCGGATACATACTCTTAAGCCATGTTGCAAGAGAAATATTATCATGTTTACACGAGAGTCTGAACAATGCATCATCATTCTCTCGTATATCAATTGTCGGTTTTAATTTCAGCAACCACCTAGCAACATGATGAACATTCGTATGTGTGTTATATAATTTACGTATAACATTCTCTATCACAGAGGAAGAGAGAATAACATTTGATGCATCTCGATACAGTAGGTTCATAATTCGCATATTTCCAGATAAACATGCGTGTGTAAAACAATTCATAATATTTATGTTGATGATATTTCGAACGATTACTTCTTGATTCGAATGATTACCTATGGTTGCATTATTTATAATGACACTTTCCTTTATCGAGAGAACCCACTTTATCAATTCAATGTTCTGTGATGCAATACAGTATTTCAGTGTTTTACCATAATCATAATATGAAATTAGACTATTATATACATGATTACATAGACGACTACATGTATTATTATATATCCATTTCGCTAGTGTATATTGCCCATTATAACATGCTATATTGAATAACTCTATAACCACATTCGATACAATTTCCAGATTCGAAATAAGTGAAAACAACCAAACTACGATATCAAAGTGTCCTCGTTCACATGCCACCTTGAGAGGTTGTATAATATCATGCTGATTATTACAGTATATTTTCTTCGCATCGGCGATACACCCATTCTCGCATAACTCAATAAATATTTTCTCACTCTCCATACTTCGAATACAATATCTAATGAGAGAATGAGAGAAAATAGATAAAAGAGAATATCTATTTTCTCATCAAAATATGTTTTTACACCTTTTTTTATTATTCAATGTATGACGGAAGATCATCAACATTAATAAAACACAATCCCTTGGTACCTGTTTCTGACGCACCACGTTTATTCGCCAATTTTGAGAGCTTTGCATACTTTGATTGCGTTATTTTAAACTCGTCGAAAAGTGGATTCGATATTTGATCCTTCGGTATATGGTTATGTACCGACCGTGCGATCATTTTATATAACTTAAAGTCCGGATATCTCTCCTCTCCTGTCGATTTATATAACACATTCCGACCTTTATCATCGGTTATCCAATCCACAATAAGACGAATAATCTCATCATCTTCACATAACTTATCTGTCTCTCGGTGATCCTCGATAAAATAATCAAACAGAGAGCATGCAAGACGGCACAGATCAAAACTATAATTTGGCTCAAGTCGGGGCTTCTTACTATTAAAATACGGTTCGAAATTGTATTGGGTTGATGCGTCGCCATTCATATGAAAACTATCGCTGCACATCAGAACACCCTTGAATTTGTAAATTGACCTTCCGAAATCAATGATCTTAAAAATACGCCCAAATGTGGGAACCTTGTAATACTGCCCATCAACCAAATAATATATATACTCTTCTTCCGTTTCAATATACATGATGTTATTTGTATGCAAATCATTGTGTGTGAATGAATACATCTTTTGATAAATCGTGAGTGTCATAATGATTTGTAATAAGATGGAACACCACTCATCGTGTGTTAATTCGTTATCCATCATTAGACTATCAAGTGTGTTTTTGCATTTTTCAAGGAAAATTGCCTGTACTGGAAAGTTTTTTATCTTGGCGATCACCTTCTCTTCTTCATCGTAGCTGCAACTGTCACTATCGCTATCGCTGTCACTATCGCTATCGCTGTCACTATCGCTACATCTGTCATTCTCACTTGCATCATCTCGACTACTACTGTCATGATTGCAATTACTACCTTCTTTACTATTATCGGTTGCATTGCTGTCATTATCATTATCATTATCATTATCATTATCGGTGTCACTTGTGTTACATGATGTATCAGAAGACCTAGATGAACATGAAAGACTGGATGCAGTCGACAACATGTCAACAAGATAATCCGAACTATCATGCACTATACAACTGTCAAGTTCGCATAAATCCGACTCGAGACGCACATCATTTATGCTTATACTATTTTGTGTGTTCACGTTATTTGAGTCGTCCATACATGAGATAATATCTACATCAAGGTTAATCTCGCGACCCATCTGATGATCAATTACATTTCCTTGTTCTTTATCGGCGCATTTATTTGTATAGTCGTTTATACTATCCATGATTACAAGTTTCTTCTTATTCTTGTTTTCACGTGTACCATCCTCTCCATACCCATTCTCTCTGTTATACATGGTATCTTCGTCGAATGGACACTCTAATGTAAACAGTTCATTCTTATGATTGTTAAAAAATGTCGACTGACTCAAATGCTCAATATCATCAAATATGTTAACCATAAACTCACTCTGGTGACATAAGTACGTCCCGTAATAATCCAACCCATGTACAACCCCATGATGATGCAACGTCTGACTCGTTAGGTATGAGAAAAATGCATCTATATATGCCGAGTTATTTGGGTCAATTACCTTTGGATGACATGTTGTCTTTGTTGATGCATACGATGGTAACTGGGTCAGCGTTGGGTCGCTAGTATTATACTTTCCAGAGAGATACTTCACTGGATCAAGAAGCGGTGAATACTTCACAAAAATCGGAACATTGATAATTGGTCCAGCGCAGCCATTTACATCATCGCTTGTTATACATGCCTCAATATTATTATACGTTGAATCCTTGCCAATGAGATTATTATATGTTTCTGGGGCATCTTCTTCAAAAGAGGTCGTTTCATGAGAGGTTGTTCCTAAAATGGAATGAATATAATAATGCTGATTTAGTTGGATTGTGTTATAGTTCGTTTCATTGATTGAGAAAAATCTTGAATAAATCGGAACATAGTTTTGAATATTTGAGAGCTTTGTTGTTGGATTCTCTAAAGTTGTAGATGGAAGAAGTCGGGCTTTGCGATAAAACAATGAATACTCTTTAGGTGAAAATATATTTGGTGATAAGGGGACGATCATATTTTATTGATAAATGATATTTTAGAGGGTAATGTGTATCAAACAATAAGATTCACGTGTATATAATATATGATATGAATCCTATATAGATATTTTATTGTTGTTTTGAACGGGTACTATTCTATTGGCTACAACTTATGTTAGGTTGATGCGCCAATATATTTAGTAAAAAATACAATGGTATTAAAAATTATTGTATTTATATTTTCTTGAATTAATATATAAAAACATATACAATGGTTCTCACTCGTTCAAGGTCATCTGCTCTCCGTTCCACCAAGAAGGTCTACGCTGCTCGCGTTCGCTCTTCTCCTTGCCGTAAGCTCGGCGCTGCCACCTGCCGCCGCACCTCTGGTTGCAAGCGCGCTGCTGGCGCCAAGCGTTCTTTCTGCCGCAAGTCAAAGAATCGCCACGTCTAAAGTTATATAAAACCTTGTTACAAATCAAATTATAGTTTTATTCAATCATACGTAATACGTTTGAATAAAATATATTATATAGGTATCATATTCATTGTATACTTATCATACTCATTTTATAATACTCATTTTATAATACCCATTTTATAATACCCATTTTTAACAACAATGAACCTAGAATTATCAAAGTTTGATATGAGATCAATCAGTTTCCGTCCTGATGAAAATAAAGGTCCAGTTATCGTACTAATCGGTCGTCGTGATACCGGTAAAAGTTTCCTTGTACAAGACCTCATGTATTATCACCAGGATATTCCGATCGGTACAGTTATATCTGGTACAGAAGCAGGAAACGGGTTCTTTGCAGAACATGTCCCCAAACTTTTTATTCATGACGCATATAATTCGGCAATTATTGAGAACATTCTTAAACGACAAAAAGTAGTGTTGAAACAGATGAAAAAAGAGATCGAGATGTATAAAAAGTCGACAATTGACCCGCGAACATTCGTTGTGTTAGACGATTGTTTGTATGATAGTAAATGGACGAAAGATATTATGATGCGTCTATTATTTATGAATGGTAGGCACTGGAAAATCATGCTTATCATTACGATGCAGTATCCTCTCGGTATTCCGCCAAACCTTCGTACAAATATTGATTATGTGTTTATTTTGCGAGAGCCTTATATTGCGAATCGCAAGAGAATCTATGACAACTATGCCGGTATGTTTCCGACATTCGAGAGCTTCTGTCAAGTAATGGACCAATGTACAGAGAATTATGAATGTTTGGTAATAAATAATAATGCAAAGTCAAATAAACTTCAGGACCAGATTTTCTGGTACAAGGCGCAAACCCATGGACCATTTAAACTTGGATCAAAGGAGTTCTGGGAGATGTCGAAAGAAATTGGGTCTGATGAAGAAGAAGAATCGTATGACCCTGCGAATGTAAAGAAAAAGGGTGCTGGACCAAAAATAAATGTGAAAAAGTCGAAGTGGTAATTTTCTTTGGAGCTAGTGGTGTTGTAGCGTAAAAACGTATTTTTATTTTTTATATTGATTGTATATATTTACTATGTCGTCTGCGATTACTGTTGAAGATGTTTCATTCTCTTGGGTGATTTCATCTCTTGATGTTGCTCCATCAGTCGATGGTCTTACAAACGTTGTGAAGAATATTCATTGGAGATATCGCGCTGATTATACTGATGCTGCTACCGGTAAATCATATACATGTGATGTGTATGGTTCGAACTCTTTAGGAAGTCCTGCCCCTGAAAGTTTTATTCCCTATGAACAACTACAGAAAGATACTGTTGAAGGATGGCTTTCTAACATGATCGATGTCACTGGATATAAGTCATACTTGTGTGAAACAATTCGTCAACAAATGACACCTCCTATTGTATCTCTTCCTTTACCATGGGTGCCAGTTCCTCCTCCTGCACCTGTTATTGAAATAGCTCCGGCACCTGCCCCTTCTAGCGACCCAGCACCTGCTCCTTCTAGTGACCCTGCACCAGCCCCTTCTAGCGACCCAGCACCTGCTCCTTCTAGCGACCCAGCACCAGCCCCTTCTAGCGACCCAGCACCTGCTCCTTCTAGCGATCCTGCACCTGCTCCTTCTAGCGATCCTGCACCTGCCCCTTCTAGCGATCCTGCACCTGCTCCTTCTAGCGATCCTGCACCTGCCCCTTCTAACGACCCAGCACCTGCTCCTTCTAGAGACCCTGCACCAGCCCCTTCTAGCGACCCAGCACCAGCCCCTTCTAGCG